ACTTAATTTCACCCACTTCATTTTCTAGATTATCAAGTCTCTGTTTTTCTTTAATTTTTTGTTCCCTCATTGTAATGTAATTTTGATATGCAGTGGTGTCGTTGTTTATCACGGCACCACTATCCATATCTCTAATTAATTCAGAGTGACCTTCAACTTTTTTGTACATCATGCGTATGCGATTGCTCTGAGATCTTTGACTAGTGGAGGATGGGCTTGATTGGTACTGGTCATAATAATTTTAATTTCAAATCCATTGAACTCAGAAAGATTACTTGCAGTAAACTGATAATCCCTAAACTCATCCTCAACTCTAGAAGCAGGGACTAACTTATCGGGACGACCATTATTATTCTTAGGATCAATAACCCTATCACCAAAACCATCACCAGTAGTGTCTGTCAGATTATTGTATCCAGGGAATAATTCAAATGGCTGTTCACTGTCCACACCATCAGTTCTAAACAATCTATACATTACACGAATATCTGCAGATGGGTGACGATATGCAGCCAGTTTTACTTGTAAGAATGTTGCTGGATTTTCAAGATCAATTCTCTTACTGAGATAGACTGCAGAGTTTGGATCCGCAAAAGGAGTATTTACTCTTTCATCATCTGCATAGTTTGTAATCGGTCTATCAACTCTGTTTGTTGTAGTAATCAGAGAAATTCTATCGGTATCAATTACAGGAGAAACGTTAATATCTTCTGTAGAAAGTACCAACTCCATAGTCAGAGACTTATTACCAGGGAGAGTATTGAGTTGATTCTGTTCATTGATCTTAGATGCGATCATTCTTGGAGAATCGAAAGTTGTATTTCCTCCAAGAGCCAAAGATTCAAATCCCTTATCTTGGAAAGAAATCTCATTTCCATCAACACTAGTTGCGGAAATTGTTCTTATTCTCGCAGAGATATTTGTATCTTTTGGAGATAAGAACTGTACATTAGGTCTTACCGATTCAAATTGAGTGTTCTGAGTGGCTCTTACTTTAGTTCCTCCAGTTCTATCACTCTCGGCAATCTTAAGTGTTGGGAAAGAACTACTTCCATCTCTAACAGTACCGACTCCAGTTGATGTTGTATCAACTTTGAGATAGTAACTATCAAGTCCACGGGGAATATCATTTGAAACATTTGCAAAATTATGAGTGGTATTTATTCTCCTCAGAGAAATACCAGAGGCTTCATATTTTTCAACGGTGTCACCAACTTCATGAGTTTCAGCCGTCGTATTATCAATACCTCTGGTAATACCAGTAAGTCTTTGTGGAGTGGATCCAGCATTAACACCAGTGTATGCGATGATCTCTTTATTGATCTTCACATAACCAGGATTTGTTGTGGATACGCCAACATTTTCAAAACTTGCAAATACACCAACATTTCCAACACGAATATCAGCCGTTGAAGTATTTCCATATCTTCTGGAAACCGTAGTTGTTGTATTGACTCCAACTACTCCAGAAATAGTAACTCTGTTGTTACTTCCATGCATACCATGGTTTCTATGATTAATCTTGACATGCAGTCCATCTCTCCAAGCTTTGGTGTTGGAAATTGAAGAAGGTAAAGAACCTGGTAAAGTAGATGCAACACCAACAGCATTAATTGTCATTAATTCACTGCTGGTGTTAAATTCACCCTGAACTTTGTCGAGAATTACACTATTTGTTGCAGAAAGAATTCCAACATTAAATCTTACATTTAGACCAGTTTCACCAAGATCACAACCAAGAACATCACCAACTGCATAGCCAGATCCACCATTAGTTACTGTTACAATACCTATTGATCCACTAGAAACTTGAATATTAGCAATAGCACCAGAACCGTCACCTGTAATTGAAGTCAGTGCAATTCCAGTATATGTAAAGTCAGATGCAGATGGTGTTAATCCAGTACCAACACTATTTGTTGTGATACCTCCAGCTTCAGTTTTACTTGTATTAATCTTGATAGAACCAAGAGACTTGACAAGATTACCTTCTGCAGTTGTATTATCAACTTGAGTAAATCTAGATCCAACATTAAAGTCTCTAGTTGCAACGGTGGAACCAAATCCAACTCTAACTTCCTGACTTAAGAATATTGCAGGATTTCTTCTAAGTTTTGGACGACCTTGGGAACCTTCACCTCTTTCTGGATTGTAAAGTCTGAGAGTACCAGGTGTTTTTACATATTGAGCTTTATAGATGTTGAATTTAAGATCTTCAAATTGTGCAGGAGTCCAAGTAGAACCATTCTGAGATTTGAACAAGGAACCCATATAGGGTTGTTGAGAAACAATTGTTCTTTCACTTTCAGGAAGTCCAAGAGTTGTAATATCCTCCTGTTCCATCACTGCAATAAAGACTTCATAATCGTTTGAAGCCGAAAGAAGAACAATCGCATATTCGTTCTTTCCTGCCAAATATACAGGAGATGGGAAAACGAACTTAGTAGCTACAGATCCATTATTGGATAACTTAATTTGTTTTGGTTCATAAACTACCTCACCAAATGGAACAATTGTATTTGTAGGCAGACCAGTTTGCATGGTTCTGATCTGACAAGTAACTGGAATGGATTTATCTTTTGATTTAAAGAATACATCAACTGCAGTTACAAATACACCATTTTCTTCTACAATCTCAAAAGATTCTGCGAGAGGATCATACCACTGGTTTTGTTGTACGGTTCTCTCATCAAAGGCCTCAGTTTGAATAATTCTACTTACAACCTGATTTGTTACCGTACTATCCGAAAGAGTTTCTCTTTGAATTTCAGCATTTCTAACACTCAGAACATCTTCTTGGAAAGTATCAAGAGTACCCTCTGCACGGAAAGTAGTTTCTGCAGTAGAGGGATTGTCTACGGGACTCAGTGAATTTACTTTAGAACTTGTAACTCTGAAAGTCTTTACTCCTGTTTCAAAACTAGGAGCGGTTGGATTTTCAGTAGGATCTGGAATAAAGAAGGAAGCCTGTAAGGTTCCCTTTTCATCAGTAATCAATCTTACATCTCTGATTATCGCCTCAGCTCCACTAGTTTTACCAACCAGTCTCATTCCCTTTGCAGCATAACCAGAAAAATTACCAAGAACCTGAAGTTGCAACGAAGCCGTATCAACATTCAATACAGAACTTGTAGAAGAATACTTAGAACCAAGACCAACTTTATCAGAATATGGATTTACATCATATGTCGTTGTTGGTTTATTGTATGCACCATACTTATGATTTGGTTGAGCAACACGGAAGTCGAATTCAGGACTAGATCCATTTTTCCTTCTCTTTGGCATAAAGCCTTCAACTGTTTCTCCAACTCGGAAAACACCTTGAGTCATTCTGATCTCTAGGAGTTTAGGTGTTGTGTACTTAGTTACATTCTGGCCGTCAAAGAATGAATAGAATTGAGTTCTTGGTTTAATACGACTACAAAGTATCTCAATATTTCTAGATCTCATTGCAGGAATTACTTCCTTACTTACCAATCTAGTACCAATACTTTGAGTATCAATTCTCTCATTAACCTTGAATTGAATACCAGATCTACTCAGACCCGTCGTGACTTTTGTGGATTCTTGAGTAAAGACATCAAAGTTATCTCTAACGTTAATATCACGAGTTCTAGATATCAAACCCTTACTTTGTTGTGGTAAGAGTTCACCACCTTTAGTAAATCCTCGTCTCCAATCACCAGTTCTGCGTTGACTATTGACAAGTTGTCTGCCAATTTGTTCTGTGGAAACGTCCGTGGAACTCCAATCTTCTTCCCATACACCCCAATCAATTGGAGACAAACCTGTATTTGGATCAATAGCAAGATTACTCATGAAAGCTTCATAAGAACCTTCCATAGAAATGTTATTAACTGCAAGATTTCTCTCATCAACCCAAACATCGGAAGATGGACTTAAGTCCATAATACCAACCCAGTTAATAACAGCAAATGGGTTTACATTTTCAGTTGTCGTTGCAAATTGTTGTTTGATGAAGGCTTTTTCTTTATATTTTAAAGTTATAACATCTCCAGTCTTTTGGAGAGAATTAGATTGTAAATCAGAAATCTGTGTAAGATCTGCATCTGGATTTGCAGTTGTTCCAATGCCAACTACTTGTTCTGATCCAAGAAGTAAATCGATTCCAGTGGTGTAGTGAGAAGGTCTCAGATAACCATTTTTCTTATCAACAGAAGCTTTGAACATTCTGTTAGAAATCGCATGAGATCCATGATCTCTAAAGTTATCAACAAAGAATCCAGACTTAAATCTATCCAATCCAGTAGTAGCATCCTTAATTGTAAGGTTTGCTGTTTCTGTTTCAAGAAGAGAAAGTTGTGTATAGAATTCAACATTTTTAAGTCTGGTCTCAAGACGACCAATGTCAAACATCGTATATCTCTTATGTTGAGATAAAATTACCTTACTTTCTCTGTTAGCTGCTCTTACATAAGGAGCATGGAACAGAGTTGCTACTACGAAACCACCACCAGGAGTTTCTGGTGGAACGGGATTAACAGCAGGAGCTCCTTTCTTAAGTTCAAAGAATCCGTCCTTATTAAGTAAAAGTTTATCAGTTCTGGCCAAGTAATGAGAATACCCAATGGTTAAATTTTCATCAGGTACAAGAATATTTGGTACAGAAGTACCAGACTGCGAAAAGTCCCTGAAATCATATTCAAATGGAGAATCCGTGTCAGTTGCAGGATCGTAATTCTTAACTCTTGGTCTCACATCAATGAAGTCAGAACAAACCGCAGTCCTGAATGAAGTAAGATCTTCATCATAATTATCTGGAGAATAACTATTAACGGTTACTAAGTCTCCACCAGAACCACTATCTACAGTATAGTGATCGAAAACAATTGCAAGTTGTTTTTTAGGCTCAGCAGCATCAGAATCTCTAATCAATCTTGCATAGTCATAATATTCTTTTCTTTGACCATTATCAAAGGTGAAATCAGTAAGAATATTATTATCACCACTTACAATTGCAGAAACTTCTCCACTGATTCCCGAAGATTGGAAAACAACAGATTCTTCAATATCAAATGTAAGTTCGTTTTGATAAACAATGTCTACACTTCCAGCAGCTCTTGTAACAACCCTAGCAACTGCACCACTATCGGCACCAATTACCAATTCTCCTTGAATTGTATCCGTAAGATCAGAACTTCTGTTAATTAATGTAATTGATGGGAGAATCGGAGCCGAAGTCGTACTGGATTCAAAAATTGCGTGAACTCGCAAGCCATCAGGAACATTCAGACAAATTTCGTCATCTTCAACTCTAGTTCCATAAACAGTATTATAAGTCAGTCCATTATTAAAGTTAGTTCCTGCAGCTCCAGAATATTCATGTTTAGATCTGTTTACAATTAACTTACTACATCTACTTAAATCTTTACCTTTGGAGGTAATGTTGACTTTTTTAAGAGTCGCTACGAGAATAGCATTACTATCAGAAGCTTTGCTGAGTCCCCTAAGAGTTACTGTTTTAAATGTAGAGTTAAATCTAACCTTTCCTCTAGTAAGAGATTCAATGGTTCCATCAGAGTAAACAAGATTATATCTTTCTTCATCAAATGGTTGGAAGAAAAGATCTTGATCTTCTAAAGTTACAGTTCCACGACTAGAAGAAATATTCAGAATGTATTGTTTTCTGATTTCTAAATCAGCATCATCAAGATCAACCGAAGAAATAAATTTTTCGGGAAGAGGTGTGATAAGTTTAGAATCTCGTGCATTCAAAAGTTGAGGTCTAATAATTTTAAAGTCACTAGCCTGAACGTTACTACCAGGTAGAGCACCATTACAAATTCCACTTCTAGTTGTTTCTGCAGAAACAGTAATTGTAGATCCGTCAGCAGAAATAGATGTTACTCTATTGAATGTTGCATCACTAATATTACTTCTATTATAGGTAACAATATCTCCTGTCTTAACACCAACCGCAAAACGATTGCCAGGGGCAACTACAACGCCAGTAGATCTAACAGTAACGTTAGTGCCTGGTGGAACAACATTAGCTGTAGAAGTAAGTTCAAGGTCTGCGGTAAATGTGTTTACTCCGTCATTCTGATAGAGTGATTTAACATCTCCAAAACTATATTCTCTAACCGAAGTGACCGTTACTGGTTCTTGAACACCGTTTAGAATCAGAGGTTCATCTACAATAAAAGTTCCAGTAGTATCTGTGAGAGTTAGTGTGGTATCATCACTCACATTGTTCTTGAGGAATCCCTTTGCACCACTTCTAGCACCTTTTACATGAACTGGAGTAGTAAGAGTTTGTGCAGTATTTACGGTGAGAGTTGTAAATGTTTGGACATCATAAAGACGAACTTCATACTTAGTTGTAAGATCCGAATATGCAGCAGCTTCTAGTTTATAGTCATATACTTTTGCATTTCCAATTTCATCACCAACTTCATTTCCGTTAGTTGTGACTCTTCTAGTTCTAAGACTCAGTGTTGAAGTTGTACCAAAACCAACAACAGGAGATCCATAGACATTATTAATAAAAACACTGGAAACTGGAGAGAATGCTAATTGGGTAGCTTCTTCAGTTTTGATTGTTCTTGGTTTTTCTACATCAATAATGGTGTTAGTAATTTTTTCAATATCATATCCTTTGACATATGCCTTACCAGGAGACACGCTATAGACCATCAAATCGTTGGATGGTACATCTCCGTTTGCAGTTCTTTGATTGTCAAAATATACACCATTATTTCCTCTTCTGTCATTTAGAGATTCTTTGACAGAAACTTGGAATGGTTTCACATAATAGTCACCATCAGAATCATAAGTTCTTCTGGCTAATTCATCTCTAATTACATTATAGTCAGTTTTCTCAACAAATTTTTCAAGTACACCTTCATTAAGTCTCATCAACTCAACGAAATTTTCATCGTTGAATTCATCAATATCTTTCTTAATTAGAGTGGTTTTAACTTGGAATCTATCGGCACCAGGAGCCGCAAAATTACTAAAACCAGCTGCATTATCGAATAGAGTGGGATCGTTATATGCAGTTACGATATTTTCTTCAATAAAAAGACCTACTCGTAAAGTGGGTTTTGCATCATATTGTTTGAGAATAATTGTATTAGAGGGGACTTTTACAAAAAATCCTCTAATAAAATAAACACCTTCTTGAATAGCTGCAGCGCATCCGATGGAAGTTGCATTAGCTGGAATACAAGCAGCAAATGGAGTATTTGCAACAATTCTAGAAATTCCGTACTCAATATCAACATCACAAATCAAGTTCTCCCCATCTTGGAAAACATCTGTTTCAAAATCGTTTCCTGACTTTGAATATTTTATATAAAGTGTATTGGTTCCCCTTTCCGAATCTTCTGCAAGAATATAATTTACAACTTTGGCTTCTACACCAGTCTCTTCACCACGAATAACTTTACCAACCAATTGGTCGATGTACTCGGATACATTAATACCAAAGAAGGTATCAACGATTTCTACCGCATAGTAGAGAGGATCGTATGCAATCTGGCCGGGGATTATCTGAGCCCCTTCTTTAAAGAAATGTTGACCAAATCTTTCGATTTGGTTTTGCAGAATCGTTTGAAGCTGAGTTAATTCTCTAGCCTGTACTGGACTAGCAGGTTTGAAGAGAATCCTGCTAAAATTTTTGTCCTCATTAAAATCGTCGTAATAAGGACTTACATTGAGGTTTGTCTCTTGTGGCATGTTCTTAGAACTCTAAAACGATTTTAATGTCTTCTTTCTGGCTCGCACTACGTTGAATAGCGGCCCTGTTATCTATGTATAAGATCTCCCCAGAATATTTTTTGACTTCTGATGGAGCAACACCTTCAACAAAACTTTGCCCTAATTGAACAAAAGCTTGACCGACTGTAGTTCCCGTTCCAGGATTTGCAGTGGATCCAAAACTGGTGTCAATACCAACCGTACCACCTGCAGATTGACCAGTAATCGTGTAATTTCCACCAACACCTATTTGAGATGTAAAGTCTATTTTTCTGAATCCATAAGTGGTCGATCCAAGACCAACAGGATTATAAACTTTCAATACCGCAGTTGCACTGTCCCAACTTGCAACATAACCAACTGCAGTAGATCCAACACCAATGGTTTGATAAACGGGAGTATCTACATCAAAATCAACGTCAGTAATACTTCCACCACCAGTTGTTTTGAGTTTTAATCCAACCAGAGCACTAGCTCTAGATGATTGAAGAACTGTTCCAGACTGTGTTGTTGGACTTTTAACTACACCAACTCTAGCAAAATCATTACCAGTGATAAAGTCTGGATTTGTTGCATCGTTTTCAAATCTAGAATACATCAGAACTCTGAATGCTCCTAGTTCACTATAAACATCATGTCCATGTCCACCACTGGGTGAAATAATTACTTCAAATTCGGCAACAGAAGTGGTTCCAACACCAACCGCAGCTAATCCTGAGATCGGTCCACCAGTTTCTGCACCAGGCGCGCCAGGGAAGAAATTAATTGTGCCGCGGCTATATCCAGTACCACCATTAGTAACAGTGATGTTATTGACTTTACCTTGAGCATCAATAGTGATGGATGCCTTCCCTCCAGTACCATCACCAAGAATTGGAATATTGTTAAATGTTGTGGAAATTGGTTGATAACCACCACCAGCATTAACAATCAAAGCTGTTTCGATTTTTCCATCAACTGCAGCATTCTTTACATCTGCAGTATCTCCTGTACCCCAATCATTTGGAACTGGGATATAGTCAATAGAATCAAATTTGATAATATCAGTTGGAACAATCGTATAAAGATATTTCCAAATATATCCAT